GGAAAGCAAGAGCCAAACGACCACCATCAAGCTGACTTTCAGAAGACATAAAGCGTTCCTTATCGAAAAGCTCCTTTTTGTATTCTCTGTAGTTTTCAGCAGATGAAATGATTACATTTGGTGCACCACCGCCTGGTGTGTATGCTTGACATTGAATGTAAAGATCTGTCATGTCTTCAATAGAAAGAGTTCCAGATCGCTTGTATTGGTTTTGGAAGGTAGAAAATACCTGAGTATCGATACCACCTACGGTTCCTGTTTGGGTTCCATAAGCTGCACCTGCAAGAAATCCACCGTTTGCTCTAGCAGTAGTTGAAGCACGAAGAGTGTTCAAGTCTGAAAGAACTGATGAAGATCCAGCTACAAGTTGCTTTTCAACTTCTCTTTGAAGTAGTCCCATAACAGACTTCATACGAGCTTCTGCAATAGAAACGATAGCACGAGGTCCTTTATTAGAAAGTTCTTCTTTAGCTGTGATAACGACAGGAGCCACAAAATCACACCAGTTGAAAGTAGCATTTCTCAATGCATCTTTTACTGCGAGATTTACGGGTTCATAACCGTTAGAAAGTTGTGTAATAGAGCTGTGCTCTGATAGAATAAGTGGAACATCAAGTTTTTGTCCACCGTCGTATGTTTCTACACCGCCCGCCTTGCGCATCTCATCCAAAAGAGGGACAGCCTTGAAAAGGTTGTCAACTTCTTCATCTAAAAGAATACGGAGGGTCGATGATAATACATCATTTGAAATAGCCATGTTAGTTTCCTCCAATCTTATTTGGCATAGATTTTGTTATTTAGTGCGTATCTACAAGTTTTGGGTTGTCCTTTCGGGTCCGTAATAGCTTGTCCTCTGTTAGATACATCAAGAGGGGCTTTCATAAATAGCATAGTTTTTTTCCTATCTTCCCAACTTTTTTTGTTTTTGTCGTTCAAACCACTGGTAAAGTTCAAATCCTTTGAGGCCTTTTGGTGGCTTATTTGGATTTACATCTGAACCTTGTGAGATTTTTAGACCAACTTCTCGCATTCTAGCCTTTCTTTCGGCATTCTCTTGCTCTAACGCTGTAAGTCTTTCACTAGATTTTTTACCTTTTGTAATAAAGTAAGCATCTTGTAAAGTTAGTGATGTGTTTGATTTCAACAGATCTGCAACATCATGCTTCATGTCTTCTAGATCTGGGTGTGCTGCTTTGAACTCTTGCAGTTTCATTTGCCGCATTTGCATTTCTTGTTGTTGCCTGACTGGCTCGAACATGTCTTGAAGTCTTCTTGCAACTTCTTGTTCTATTCTTGCCTCAAAAGTTTCTGTCCGATAAGGGTCTAACTCTACATCTGGCTCGCTTGCTCTTTCTTTTACTCGTTGAAAGAACTCACCTTCTGTTAGTGCCTTCATCTGTGCATCTAACTCTTTTCTTTGTTGTGCCAACTCTTGAGTTTTTCTTGTGTAGTCTGCTCGTAAGTTGCCTAACAATACTTTGGCATCTTCTGGTAGAGAGGTCAATACTTCTTTGTAGTTTACACCTTTACCTTCTGATAACTCAACATCATCTAAATCTTCCAATGAAATGTTTTCAGGCTTCTTCATCTGCTCAAACTGTGCTTGACGAAGTGCTTCATCTTGCCTTTTCTGTGCAGTTTCACCAAAGGCCTTCCTGGACTTTAGTTTTTCACCTGGTATGTTTTCATTGGTTTCTGCAGAAGATGTCTCTGTTTCCAACCTCGTTGGTTCTGCGGGGGTTTCTGCGTTAGCAGTGGCATTTGCCGTGTTGCTTAGTTCTTCACTCATTTCTTCTCCTATCGTTCTAAGTGATTTTGTTTGTTATGCCATTCTTGACATAAAAAGTTCTTCTTCATCTACTTCACCATGTGTTTCACCTGGCATAAGGCTACCATCAGGCATTCTGTGCATACCTTTTGGAACTGGCATTTCTTCTTCTACCTCTACAGATACAGCAACTTCTGTATCACCTTGTGGTATTGGCTTAGCTAGAAATGCAATAAATGCTCTGTCTTTGGCACCTGTATCGATCTTACCACGAGCCATCATAAGATCTCTATCACTTTCTAATGCCTTCATGTCGATTTTGTATTCATCAATCTTTGCATCTTCTAGTGCTGAGTTTATCATGTTCAGTGCTTTTACCAAATCTACTGGTAGTGGACCTTCAACATCTCTATCTACTTCAGCTAGCATTGGTGCGTTGAAATGTTTTAGCATGTCATTGACAGAACGAATAAGTCTATTCAGACTGTCTTTCTTGTAGCTACCTGATGGTGCAAACTCAGCGACCTTTTCAGCCTCTACCATGTCAGCCATCATTGCTTTCTCTTCGTATTGTTTGTTTTCCATTTGCTTCTCCTATTTGTCTTGCATGTTTTTTGGAACGAATGTTTTTGCGGCTGCTTGTATTTTATCACCTCCAGCTGCTTTGAGGTTTTCTTGCCAAGTTTTGCTTGTCTCATCTTGCTTCTTCAAGTTTTCGTATTGTTGACCTAAAGCAGCGTCGGCCTCTGACTCACTAACTTCTTTCCATCCATTGGCTTCTGCCCATTCATGTTTGTGATACTCATTTCTAAAATGTCGTCCAAAAGCATGACTGTAATGCCCGTTGACGCTATCTACACCATGTGTATCCATACCTTTGGCAGCAATGTGAAATGTCATAGGTTCCCAAATCCTTTCTACAACATTACCACATCCTTCTGTATTTACTTTGTCTGGATTATTTGGGTCAAACATCATTGGACGACCCCAGTAGTCTTTATCACCACAACACAACTCTTCTAGTTGTTCATGATTACACATGACTTCCCATGTCTCATCACACTTCTTGCAATGCACTTTGTAAAATCCCATTAGCTTATGCTCCTCGCACCCGGTAAGATGCCTTGTAAGTTAGCTGGACCTTGAGGTGTAGAAACTAATCCTCCTGCTTGCTCAGCAGCATCTGGTGCCACTCCTTCTGCAGCTAGTCTAGCTTTTGCCGCAGATGCCATGTTTGCTCTGTTCTCTGCAGCTGATGTATTGAAATCTTCTGGCAACCCTAACGATCTTACCATTTCTGATAGGATTGTTTCTGGTGGCACTCCGAGTTGTTGTAGCATTGGAATAGATTGTATGAACTCTCTTTTCTTTACGCTTTCTGATAGTGGTGTTGATGCTTGGTCTTGTGCGTAGATGTGGAAGTTTTCTTCTAGCATTTCAGAAGATACAACCTGTGGTTCACCATCAACAAGAATAAGTTGTCTTGCATCATCTTCTTCTATGTAAAGCGAAAGCATGTTGAGGTAGGTTTCAGCAAGCATTTCGATCATGTTATCTCTTTCTCTTGCCAGTCGACCTATCTCTGATGATGTGTAAGCGGCTAATGCAGCTGCTTCTGTTGCACTTGTTCTTGAGCTTTCACCTCTTGTAAACGGTGCTAAGATACTACCTTTATCTTTGTCTGATTGCACCTGTTGCACATAGAACTGAAGATCTGGTGGTGTAGGATTTTGAGGCATTGCTTGGATTGCTCCTGCCAAGTTTTCCTCATCTACTTCCACAAACAAGCCGTCAATGCCACTAGTGATCTGTGCCATTTGTTCTTCATCTAACACACCTTTCTTTACCAAGTATTGTCTAGATGCTTTCCGGACTGCATTAGCCTGATAAGTTCTTACCATGTTGGTTTCATAAATCTGATCATAAATACGACGCATTGCTGAGTATCCATCAAGTGGCTTATCAGGTAGACGATTGAAATACAACGGAATAAATGGTGCCACTGGATCATCATTGGCATCTCTAAATGGTATTTCTTCTGTCAGCAAAAACTTTTTACCTTCACCCCAGTTTGGAGACCAGAAGTAAAGAAGTTTTGTATGCAGATCATACATCTCTACAACTTCAATGTATTTGTAATAGTCAAAGTTCTGATCACCTATGTCGTCTTGATGGTATTCATTTGCGTGGTATTTGTCAAAGTATTCATCTTTCTTACACGGCATGTATTTCTTATCACCAAACTTATGACGAGCTTCGATCAATGTCATGTAGTATTTGTGTCCAATAAATCTTTGGTCTTCGTATCTTCTTGCTTCTCTATCTAAGATTATTTCCCATGGTGGTAGTGCAACAGTATCGATCTTTCGTAGTATGTCTGTTCTTCTAACTGGCATCATCTTCATAAATGCCATTGGATAGATCAGTGCTAGTCTAGATGCATTTTCTATCTGTGTTCTTTGATAAGCCAAGAAATCATTTGCAACATGTTGTGCAATCTTAGCATCACCTCTACCACGAAGTCCATTCTTTACAATCACACCTGGATTACGAGCAAAGAGTGATGCAATGTAGCTTTCAATGTAGCCATAAGCGTCTGAGGTTTGTACATAATCAGCTATTTCACCTGTCAATTCACGGTTCCAAAACTTAGTTGCATAAGCTGATTTGTATCGG